TTTACTTTGGGATATGAAATCAAATGAAGGATATATAAATGTAGTAGCAGTAATGCAAAAGTATTTTGACCAAGCAATCAGTGGTAATTGGTCATATAATCCAGAAAATTATGAGAGTGGCCAAACGCCATTATCAGAAATGATTAACGACCTATTAACAACCTACAAGTATGGTTGGAAAACGTCCTATTACCAAAATACATATGATGGTAAAAGAGATGAGGATGAACCGGCACATCCAGTAGGTTTTAAAGACAACGTGCCAGAAACAATAACAAAGGAAGATGACGATTGCGAATCGTGTAAAATATAACTATGAGTAGGTCAGTTTTTAATAAAGCAAAAGGTTTAGACTTTACCAAAGCACAAATGTTTTTTGGTGATGATTTGGCCGTACAAAGGTATGATACGTTTAAGTATCCTATTTTTGATAAGTTAACACAACAACAATTAGGTTTCTTTTGGAGACCAGAAGAAGTATCGTTACAAAAAGATCGTAATGATTACCAAGAATTAAGACCAGAACAAAAAAATATATTTACATCTAATTTGAAATACCAAACAATGTTAGACAGTGTACAAGGCCGTGGACCTTGTTTGGCATTTTTACCCTTTTGTTCTTTACCTGAATTAGAAGGCTGTATTGTAACGTGGGACTTTATGGAAACAATACACAGTAGATCATATACATACATTATTAAAAATTTGTATGCAAATCCAGGTGAAATCTTTGACACAATCATAGAAGATAAGAAGATAGAAGAACGAGCCGAGTCTGTAACAAAATCTTATGATGACCTTATTGAAATGGGTTACAAATATCATTTAACACCAGATAAAGTTGATATGTATGAATTGAAAACTAGATTATGGAAAGCACTAATCACAGTAAACATATTAGAAGGTTTAAGATTCTATGTATCGTTTGCTTGTAGTTTTGCTTTTGGTGAATTAAAACTATTAGAAGGTTCAGCAAAGATTATATCTTTTATTGCAAGAGATGAGAGTCAACATCTAGCCGTATCACAAAGAATAATTAATAACTATAAAGACGTAGAGAACGATAAGATGATGTTAAAGATTATTAAAGATACAGAAAAAGAAGTTTACAAAATGTATGATGATGCTGTAGCTTCAGAAAAACAATGGGCAACTTATTTGTTTTCACAAGGTTCAATGATAGGACTATCAGAAAAACTACTACACCAATTTGTAGAGTATATGGCCAATAGACGTATGAAGGCCATTGGTTTAAATCCTGTTTATGATACTAAGATAAATCCATTACCTTGGGTAGACCATTGGTTGAATAGTAAAGGTCAACAAAATGCTCCGCAAGAAACAGAAATAGAAAGTTATGTTATTGGTGGTATTCAACAAGACGTTAAAAAAGACCAATTTAAAAAGTTTAAACTATAATGATTACTAAACAAACAAAAACTTGTCCTTCCTGTCAAACTAAATATGTAATAGCGTGGAACAATGAGGTACACGAAATGAATCCAATTACGTGTCCATTTTGTAGTCACGAGATAGATGAGGAAGCAAGTGAAACAGACAACGATAGTTGGGATTGATTTTAGTTTAAACTCACCGGCCATTTGTGTGAGTGATGTCAGCCTTAAATTTGAAGATTGTAAATTCTTTTACTTAACAAGTAAGAAGAAACATATCGGTAATATGATGAAGAATATATTAGGTACTGAACATATTGAATATAAAAATCCTATAGAAAGATTTGCTAATCTATCTACTTGGGCATTATCAATCATAAACAAATTAACAGATCCAAAAATCTTCATAGAAGGTTATTCTTATGGTAGTAAAGGTCAAGCCGTATTTCAAATAGCAGAAAACGGTGGCATATTAAAGTATAGATTAAGTCAATACAATTATAGAATATTAGTACCAAGTGTAATTAAAAAGTTTGCTACAGGTAAAGGTAACGCTGATAAACAAATGATGTATGAACAGTTTACGAAAGATACCAATACAAATCTAATGAAAGCCTTTGATATACCTACACTCAACAATCCAATTACAGATATAGTAGATGCTTATTATATAGCCAAAAAAGGTTATTATGAAAGTAGAATATGTGGAACTTAAATGAAAATATTGAAAGCTAAAAATTATCTATCTGAAATAAAAATACCAATACAATTGTTTGATGTGCAATCTTTAATTACTATACCACCAGATAATTGGTTGGAAAATAGAGTTAAAGAGTTTGGATATTTTGATAGTTTTGAAAAAGCAGGTATGTTATATCCTATAGTTGTAACTGATGAAACTGAACAGTGGGTAATAGAAAGAATATTACCTAAAAATCCACAGCATAAAGATACTAACAATAAACTTAAAAAAGGTTTATATGTGCATCTAGGTAACAAACGTGCTTTATGGGCTAAAGAAAAAGGTTATGAAAAGATAGAAGGTTATTTTGTGAAAGAAAGAAAAGACAAAGAACTTATAAAATCATTAACACATATTAAACATACAAGGATTCCTAAATGATTGCTTTGGTTACAGGTTCACAAGGTTTAGTTGGTTCTGAATCGGTTAAGTTTTTAATCAATAAAGGATTGGATGTCATTGGTATTGATAATGATAGTAGAAAATATTTTTTTGGTAAAGAGGCCAGTACAAAAAACGTTAAGAAGGAATTACTAAAGTTTCAACACCGATACAAACATAAGAGTATAGACATAAGATCATATAATGGTTTAGAAAAAATATTTAAAGAATATGGTAAGAATATATCTTTAATTATTCACGCTGCTGCTCAACCATCACACGATTGGGCTATTAAAGAACCTCACACAGATTTTAATATCAATGCTGTAGGCACTTTAAATCTACTAGAACTTACAAAGATATATTCTAATCAAGCAGTCTTTATACAAGTATCTACAAACAAAGTTTATGGTGATACACCAAACAGATTACCTTTAAAAGAAAACGAAACAAGATATGAGATAGATACTTCACACAATTATTATAATGGTATAGATGAAACAATGTCTATAGACAACTCAACTCATAGTTTATTTGGAGTATCTAAATGTGCTGGCGATTTATTAGCACAAGAGTACGGTAGAAACATAGGATTAAAAACTGGTATTTTTAGAGCAGGCTGTATAACAGGCCCCAATCATGCTGGTGCTGAATTGCACGGTTTTTTGAATTACTTAGTTAAAGCAAATATTGAAAAGATACCATATACAATATATGGTTACAAAGGTAAACAAGTAAGAGATAATATACATAGTTATGATTTAGTAAATTGTTTTTGGCATTTTTATGAATTGCCTGAGAATGGTGAAGTTTATAATATCGGTGGAGGCCGAGATAATAGTTGTTCTATTTTAGAAGCAATAAAAATAATAGAGAATTATACTAAAGTAGAGATGAATTATACTGTAAAAGAACAGAATAGAATAGGTGACCATCAATGGTATATTTCTAATCTAGGTAAATTATACGCACATTTTGATTGGGAAATAAAATATACACTAAAAGAAACTATTGAAGAAATAGTAGGTAGATATAAATGAAAAATATAGTTAATGATTTTGGTTGGTATTTTTTAGAAAACGATAAATCAATTTTAAATAATATAAAATTTGCTAAAGATTATAAAAGATTACACCCTATGGAAACACGTTCAACAAGACAAATTTTTATAGCATTAAGTTATTGTAAAAATTTTAGACGTGCTATAGATGTGGGCGCTCACTATGGAACTTCATCTTTTCATTTTAGTAACAACTTTAAAAATGTAGAAGCGTTTGAAGTTGATCCTTTAATAAGAAAATGTTTAGAAAGAAATGTAAACAATTTTGCAAATAAAAATGTAACAGTTTATCCTTATGGTTGTGGGGCTGATAGTAAATTTATAAGTCTATTAAGAAATGAAGATAGTCATTTTACAAAAATAAACAAGAAATCAAATAATTTAACAGAAGAAAATTCAGATTCAAAAATAATACCTTTAGATAATTATGATTGGCAAGATGTTGATTTTATAAAAATTGATGTTGAAGGTTTTGAAAATGAAGTAATTACAGGAGCTCTAAAATTAATTGAAAGATGTAAACCCATAATACTTTTTGAAAAGAATAGAGTTAACAAAACTCCAAATCCTCTAACTATATTAAATGATATAGGATATAAGTTTGCTTTTAGATTTGATAAAGACGACATAATTATATATAAAAAATAAAATATGATTTCATTAATTTGTCCAACCAGAAGCCGTGTAGAAAATGTAAGAAGAATGATAAATGACTTTCGTAAGACACAAATCAACCAAAATGAATTGTGGTTTTACATACAAGATGATGATACATCAAAGAATGATTATATAAAATTATTTAAAGAAGTTAATCACAAAGAATATATGGTTGATAAATTTACTTTTACAGGACATATGTGGACTATATTAGCTGCCAAATGCAAAGGTGATATAATAATGTTAATGGGAGATGATGCCGGTATAGTTACTAAAGGTTGGGAC